ATGCCTCTGGGGATTTCAGGAACTTTCAACTACATGCTTGTTTTCCAGGCAGAACACAACATTCTTATGCACCCTTTCCACATGCTGGGAGTTGCTGGTGTGTTCGGTGGATCTCTTGCATCAGCCATGCATGGATCTCTCGTGACTTCTTCTTTGGTTCGTGAAACCACTGAGAATGAGTCACAGAACTATGGTTACAAGTTCGGTCAAGAAGAAGAGACTTATAACATCGTTGCTGCTCACGGTTATTTCGGTCGCCTTATTTTCCAATATGCTTCCTTCAATAACTCACGTTCACTGCACTTCTTCCTTGCTGCTTGGCCTGTAGTTGGAATCTGGTTTGCTGCTCTTGGTGTTTCCACGATGGCATTCAATTTGAATGGCTTCAACTTTAATCAATCCCTGCTCGACAACAATGGTCGTGTAATCAATACCTGGGCCGATGTTCTTAACAGAGCAAATCTTGGGTTTGAGGTAATGCACGAAAGAAATGCACATAACTTCCCTCTGGACCTGGCAAGTGTAGAAGCAACTTCTGTTGCTCTCACTGATCCCGCTATCGGTTGATAAAAACTGAATAGTTTTTAAGACCTCCTTTTAGGAGGTCTTTTTTTGTATCTACTTGACTAAATAGTTAAATCTATGATATAATAAGTTTAACTATGAATAACCAAACTATGAAAACCTGTAATGTATGTGGTGAGACAAAACTACTTTCAGAATACTATCCAACACAGTTTAAGAGTAAAGAGTTTCCAGATAAAATTTACTATCACGGAAAGTGTAAATCTTGTTTTATTAAAGCAAAACAAAAAGATTATACGCCTGAAAAAGGTAGAGATAAAAATTTAAAATATAATTATGGTATTACACTTGAACAATACAATCAAATTTTAGATAAACAAAATGGTAGATGTGCTACTTGTGGAACTACTGAACCAGGAGGCAGAAAATCTGGTAGAGGTGGTGGAACCAATGTTTTTGTAGTTGACCATTGCCATAACACGGGAGAAGTTAGAGGTCTTCTTTGCCATAGTTGTAATAGGGCTATGGGACTGTTGGGAGATAATGTTAATGTAATTGGAGAAATGATTAAATACCTACAAAAGCACCAATAAAATGCTCCAAATCCTAATATTCTTCATAGCATTCGGTTTCTTTTTGTTCTTTCTATCACTCACAGACCATTATCATTATTAAGTATTTGTAGAAACCATAACAAAACTTTTTTCAATATCTGATACAATTTCTAAATACAATTTTACAATACTTAACGATGCTTCTAGACTTAGCACACACGATTGCTGACTATACTATCTGTGGTGAAGGTAATGTATCAGAGAGAAAGACAGAAGATACTTTTCTAATCAAAGCAAGTGGCACAAGTCTTCATACACTATCGGAAGATGATTTAGTTCTGGTGGATACTGATGCTCAACAACTAAATCCAAATCAAAAGAAACCAAGTATTGAAGTGCTTTTTCATGCTTGGATTATGAAGCACTTCCCAGAAATCAATTATATCGCACATACTCATCCACCAAAGACTACACAGATACTCTGCTCTCCTGCGGTCAATGATTTTGCTTGTCAGAGATGGTTTCCAGACCAGATTGTAAGAAACGGTGTAGTGTCCTGCCTTGTCCCTTATGCTCCTCCTGGTGCTCGTTTACTTCAAAATGTGGAGAAGTATGTTGGTGAGTTTGTAGACCAACACGGATACTTTCCTAAGTTGATTCTTCTAGAGAATCATGGTATTATTACAGCATCACCTTATCAAAAGGATTGTGCTGCTGCTACTTTGATGTGTGAAAAGTCTGCTGAAATCTTCATTGGTGCCAAACTTCTTGGAGGGGTCAACTTCCTTCCAGATGAAGAAATTGAGCATTTAGAAAACTGCCCTGGTGAGCAGTATCGTCGTCGCATGTATTTTGTCAAATAACTACATAGAAAGGTTACACTATCACTATGAAAACTATAACACTCACAGAAGAACAAGTTAAACTTCTTGCCGATGCCGTATGGATGAGACAAAGATGTTTTATTGCTGGAGATAAAAGATTCAAAGAATATGGTACAATGTTAGAAGATATTCTTGGAGACCTTGACTATACGCCATCAAGATATTAATTATAAATTGTAATATGATAAAAGAATATAAAATCAAATCAAAAGACAATCAACCATCATTTATTGGTGGTTGGATTATGGATGAAAAAATATGTGATGGTTTAATAGATTTTTTTAACAATGATAAAACTATTAAAATAAACCGTGGATGTATAGGATCAATAGGAAATGTAGATACATCACGTAAAGATTCTTATGATAAGACTATTCCTCCAAATTATAATGATGACGGAATTTTGTCATATTGCACAGAACTTCAAAAATGCATAGAAGCATATTGTCAAAAATATGAGTATGCTCATGCTGCTCATAGTACTTCTTGGACTATGACTGAAGATATGATGTTGCAATATTATAAACCTGGTGGTGGATATAAAATTTTTCATTTTGAAAACGAAGGAAACCTACACATTTATAGGCATCTAGTTTTTATGACATATTTGAATGATGTTCCTGGTGGTGGAACAGAATTTTTGTATCAAAATCTTATAACTCCTGCAATTAAAGGATTGACTTTAATTTGGCCTGCAATTTGGACTCATACTCATAGAGGACAAATTTCAAAAAATTATGAAAAATATATAGCAACAGGTTGGTTTAATTTTATAAAATGATATCAACATCAACACCTTATAAAATGGTAGAGATTATCAGAGACACTTGGCCAGGTCTTTATAGGAAACCACAAGCATCATATAATGATCAAAAGACGACTAATTATAAAATTAAACATTCCAGTTAACACTAAATAACTTTCAGTTTTATAAAGAATTATGAAGTTTACGGTTTATTCAAAAGACGGTTGCCCATATTGCACAAAGGTTCAACAAGTGCTAGAATTAGCGCAACTACAGCATGTGGTTTATAAATTGAATAGTGATTTTACAAGAGAGGAATTTTACGCAGAATTTGGAGAAGGATCTACTTTTCCTCAGGTAATTGTAAATGACCAACATATTGGTGGATGTACAGACACAGTTCAATACCTTCAGGAGCAAAATCTAGTTTAATGAATAGCACATTTCACGAAGTCTATTATGATGTTGAAAGATCAATTGATTATGCTTTTCAAGGTCAGTTTGTTTTGAAATTTTATGATTATTTGAAAATTCGTGGAACAAAAAAATATGAAGTTGAAGAATTCATTGAAAGTTCAACTGCTCAAGAACTGAATAATCTTATTTTGGATTTAGATGATTATCTTGAAGGTGGTGCCGATGAAATGCACAAACAACTTCGTGAAGGATATGGACACATCTCCAAGCCACAAGCAAGAAAAATAAGAAACTATTTGTATGGCATTTTAGAAGATGCTTGGAAGTACAGTCATGATAAACGACCGGGAAGAAGAAAAAAGAAAACTAAATAAATCAGAACCTCAAATTAATCGAGGTGTTGAATTATTACTTAGGAATAGGAGGAGAAAATCAGAAGCACCAAAAACTTTTCAAATGAAGTTTGGTAAAATGATTTCTCTCTTTCGTAGAGAGTTTCATTTTTTTATAGAATTTCACTTTGACATTAGAAAAAAATAAACTCTCTGGAGAAGGTAAATGGAAACGGCATATGTAATTACATTCACTGTAATGTTCACTTTGCTCTTTTTTATGACAGGAGGTATAATAGGTTGGTTAACCTATAGGCATTTGTTAGAGTCAAAACCTCCATATTTGCATCCAGAGTTTTTTGATGAAAATGGACAGGTTATACCTGACGAAATAGTATCTGTACGATTTGAAAATAGCGACTACGATTATGACTACGACAACGAAGACGAAGAAGACTGAACCAAAAATTGAAAGTCTTCCGCAAAATCCTTTTATCTTTGAAGTTTTAAACTTAGTATCAAAACAAAGATCAAATAACAAAAAAGTAGAAATTCTTCAAAAATACGAAGATCTTTCGCTCAAAACAATTTTAATTTGGAATTTTGATGAAACAGTTATTTCACTTTTGCCGGAAGGTGATGTTCCATATGCAAGCACGGGTGAACAGACTTCTTATAGTGGAACATTGAGTAACAAAATTGAAGATGCGGTATCGAAAATGGAAGAATTGAATTCAAATTCTCTTGGATCTATGGATCAAGGAAGGTCTTCTATTCGTAAAGAATATAATATGTTTTATAATTTTGTCAAAGGTGGAAATGATAGTTTAAGTTCTCTTCGAAGAGAAACAATGTTTATTAATATTTTACAAGGACTTCACCCACTTGAAGCAGAAATTCTTTGTCTTGTAAAAGATAAAAAGTTGCAAACTAAGTATAAAATCACTAAAGAAATTGTGAGCGAAGCTTATCCTGATATTCGATGGGGAGGTCGTTCATGACAATTGCTCTGAAGGAGAAAAAAGAAATGGCAGAATCTTTTAAAAAACAAAATCAAGTTCTGCCACATGAATATGGTTGTGAAGTTTTACTGGAAAAAACTACTATTGAAAAAGCAAAAGATACTTCTTTTCCTAATGATGCTTATTTAATTTGGTACCTAGATAATGAAGAAACCTGCTTGGATCTTACTAGATGTTCTAAAAAAGTAAATCTTTTTGATATGTATTATGATAAGTATGGTCCGGGTTCAGTTCAAAAAATTGATTTTGGATATGGAAGAGTAAATCCTAAACTTTGGGGATATCAAAAACCAGAAAAAAAGAAAAGAAAATGAATAAGGGATTTAATAATGATCTTGAAGTTCAATTTGAACTTCCTAAACAAGATTTAAACAGACTTTTAAAACAATATAAAAAGATTAAAAAATATCAAAAATCATCTATATTTGCCATTAAATCAATGGACGGTACTGAAGAGATTGTGAGTTCATTGATTAAGGAAGCGGAGGATAATCCACTGTAAAATGGGGAAGCATTATCTACTTAACTTGTATGGATGCTCGTTTGTTCTTTTGGACGACGAGCGTTGTCTTATAGACTTATTAGAAAACGCTGCAGTTGCAAGTGGCGCTACTGTGATTCAGACTATCTCAAAGAAGTTTGATCCACAGGGAGTCACTGTAATTTGCTTGTTGTCTGAAAGTCATATCAGTATTCATACTTGGCCTGAGGAAGGTAAAGCAGCAGTAGATGTTTATACTTGTGGTGATTGCAATCCAAAGATTGGATGCGATATGATTATTCATCAACTTTATGCTACTAATCATACGTTAAGTTATATTGAAAGATAAATGGTAACAAATGTTACAGAGTTACTTGACTAAATTATTATAGAAGTCTATAGTACTTCTACGTTCATCCTCATTTTAGAGGACGCAAGTAGGACGACGCGGAACGCATTATCGTTCATTCGTTATTTCCAAATAGCGAACGGAAACGCCGCCCAAAGGAACGGGAATTAAAACTCTCATTTCTTTAGGAGAAATTCAATGGCAAAAATTATTTACAGAGGAGTTGAGTATGATACTCAAAAGCGTCTAGAGTATCAACAACAAATGATGCAACAACCTCAGCAATACAACGAAACCTATCGTGGTGTTAAGTTTGTAAAGGAGGGACACAAGTGATGAAAAAACTCAACGTGCTTCAACTCATTAAAGAGAAAAAGCAAAAAGAAGAGAGACGCAAAAAAGCATCTCTTGCCACTCTATTGGCAGCAAAATAACATAAGAGGGGGACTTGACTCCCCCTCTTTTTTTGTGTATAATTACCTTTGTGAGGGTTAATCATGATGGATAAAGAAAAGCTTAAGTTAATCATCAAAAACCTTGAGTCTCTTGTAGAGTGTTTAAAATCAGAAGTCTATTCTGATGAAGATTCTTATAAACCACAATATGAAGAGGTTGCTTCTTATATTGATGATTATGATGAAGTGTTTTACGATGATGAAGAAGATTTATTTGAAATAATAAAGAAAAAAAATAATAATAAATTAATGAACAATAGTAATGGAGATGACCTGTGAAAGAAATGTTTGAAGAATTCGAATTCATTAAACCAGAAGTTAAACTTGTATCTGTTACACCAGATGCAGAGAAACATATGGCATATTGTGCTCGTGTTTCTAATCCAGCAAATCAAGAGAATGAAAAGTTTTCTGGATTGCTTAAGTATTGTATTCAACATCAGCATTGGAGTATCTTTGAACAAGCTTCGATGACTGTAGAGATTAATACGACAAGAGGTATCGCAGCACAAATTTTGCGTCATAGGAGTTTTACATATCAGGAATTTTCTCAACGATATGCTGATAGTACACTTCTTGGTAAGACTATTCCTCTTCCTGAACTACGTCGTCAGGATGATAAGAATCGTCAGAACTCAATCGACGATATTCCAGATTATCTTCGTCTGACTTTGACAGAAGACATTCGTGTTCATTTTGAGCACTCTATGCGCCTCTACAATCGCCTTCTAGAGAAAGGAGTAGCAAAGGAG